GTCTTGTAAAAATAAGAAGATTTAAACTATTTTTATTGTTTATTGTTAAGTATAAGAAATAATTAAGGTTTAAGCTAATTGTTAAGTAATTTAGTATAGTTAGTTAACAATAAAGAGTAGGGTAAGCAAGGAAGGGTTGATTTTAAAGGATTTATAAGCTATTTTAAGAAAAAAAGAGAAAATCAAAGAAAAATGGAGATTGGGTTGTGTGATAAAACTTAATTTAAAACTTTAACTTTTATTTGTAAGTCTATGAATAAATTAGAAAAATTGGTAATAGATGACATTTTGAAATGGGAAGGTGGTTACTCTGATAATCCAGCAGATTCCGGGAAAATCACGAATTTTGGCATAACTTCCAAAACTTTTCATGAATGGCAAAAGCACGATCCTTTTGCTCCTGCCTTAAACTCTGTCAAAGATCTTACTAAAGACCAGGCCTACCTCTTTTATTCCTGGTATTTTAACAAGTATAGAATAAATAAATTAATTAGCTTCCCACTTTTGTTTTGGTTTATGTCGGATTCTGTTGTTCAGCATGGCGCTTATCCGATTTACTGGTTGCAAAAAACAGTTGGGACCGTTCCAGATGGAATTATAGGACCTAAAACTGTTTCTTGTGTACAAAAGGCAGGAGAACAAGATGTATATTTTAGGCTTATTGCAGAGCGTATTCAGTTTTATGGTCAAATCGTTAGCAAAAACCATAGCCAGGCTATTTTTACAAGGGGCTGGCTAAGAAGGGTTACAAGATTTATTTTGCTAGATTATCCAACACGGAGGGTTATATGTCAGAGCTAAACAGCTATAATAATTGGAAAGGTCTAACACAAGAACAAAAAGATTACGCAATTTACGACTTTTTTAAAGATATGCAAACAGGGATAAAAGACATCCAGGACTCTCTAAACAAGCTAGATTGTAGGCTTAAAAAGTTAGAAGGTAAGAGCTTGTATTATAAAAGCGCTGCATTTTTAGGGGGTATTTTTGGAGGAGCAGTTGCTATGTTAATGCAGCTATTGTCTAAATAAAATGTCAAAAAAATGGCTAGAAAAAAAGTAGAAAAAACTAAAAAACAAGCTGCTATAAACAATTTCCCTCGAAAAGGCGCTAAAATTAAACAACGTAGATGGTCGGACCGGGAGATAGAAGAGGCGCTATTAAGAAATTTTGGGATTATTTCTTACGCTGCAAAGGAGTTAGGATGTTCTTATTCTGCTTTGTGGAAAAGAGTACATGCAACAGAAGAGCTTTTAGCAGCAAAAGAAAGAGCAGAAGAGAAGATATTAGACATTGCAGAAGCACAATTATTTAAGAATATTAAGGAAGGTAAAGAGGCATCTTTATTTTTCTTTTTAAAATGTAGAGGTAAGCATAGGGGTTATGTAGAAAAACACCAGGTAGAGAATTTGGGCGACATAAAAATCAAAATCGTGCATGAAGATGGCAAGAAAAAAGACTAAACAAAAGCAAATAGAAGAGATTACGCTTAAGATTACTTATGTGCCTTGTTTAAGAAAAGTCCTGTTTGAAGAAGGTTTAAGGCGCAAGGTAATTACAAAAGGAAGGCGACTAGGCCTTACTCAGTGTATGTCTCACTTTCTTATAGAACAGATGCTCCAAAATGAGATAAAATGCATGTGGGGTGATACTGTTTCGGGGAATATTAGGCGTTATATACAGCGTTATTGGATGCCAATTTTGAAGCAGTTGCCTAGTTATATTTGGGAATGGCAAAAGCAAGATAACATTGTGCGTATAAATAAAAGTATTTGCGATTTTAGGAGTGGAGATAGGCCAGAAAATTGGGAAGGATTTGGGTATCACTATATTTTTCTGAACGAGGCTGGAATTATCCTTGAAGATAGGTATTTATGGGAGAATGCAGTTAGGCCAATGCTGTTAGATTTTCCAAAAAGTGTTGCAATTGTAGGTGGTACTCCAAAAGGGAAGAACCTGTTTTACGAGCTTTGGGAGGATGCAAAACAGGACAAAACAGGCAGGAAAAGGGCTTATCAATTCAGCAGTTATGAAAACCCTTATATCGACCATGCAGAAATAGATGAAATGAAGAGCGACTTACCCGAGAATATTGCCAGGCAAGAGATTTACGGAGAGTTTGTGGATGTGTCTGAGAACTATTTATTCCCCTATAATTTAGTTTTTGACGCAATGCACATGAAAAAGTGTGCAGACGAAAGCGGAGTTGAAATTTGGGGGCTTGACGTTGCCCGTGGAGGTGATGATTTTACAGTGTTGGCAAAAAGAAGAGGGTTGCATATTTACGAGCTAGTAAAGAGGCATGGTCTTGACACTATGGAAGTAGTAACATTTGTAAGTGATGAGGTTAGAAAAGCAAAAATTAGACCTCATACGATTTTTGTAGATACAATTGGAATTGGTGCAGGAGTATATGATAGGTTAAATCAGCTATCTTTTCCTGTTTTTCCTGCAACTGTTAGCAATAAAGCTACCAGGCAAGAGCTTAAGAATATGCGCTGCGAAATGTATGTAAATCTTTTAGAAAAGCTAAAGTTAGGACTAAAATTAGTTTATGACAGAGATTTATTGTTAGATCTTACAAATTTAAAGTTTCTGTTCGATTCTCAAGGTAAAATGTATTTGGAACCAAAAGATAAGCTAAAGCAGCGTATAGGTAGAAGTCCAGATGCAGCAGATGCAGCAGCTTTAACGTGCTATACAGAGGTAGCGCCAAATATAGGTAAAGATTACAATCAAATAGTAAAATCTTATATAGAAATCCCAAGTGTTTCTGCTTGGTAAGAGGTAAGAGATATGGAAATCCAGGAAGTTTTAGATAGGGTAAAAATAGACATAGAGAACGCAGAGGAGTACTTTGATTCTTATGTGAAACCAAAACTTATAGAGCGTTATCAAATTTACAATGCAGATAAAGAATACTACAAGACGCTATTTAAGAAATTATCTCAGAGAAGTTCTGTAGTTTCCACGGATGTTGCGGATGTGGTCGAGTGGGCGTTACCTAGTCTGATGCGAATTTTCTTTGGTGGAGAGGACGTGGTTGTTGTTAGAGGCAGAACAGCAGACGATGTGTCAAAAGCAGACAAAATGCAAAAGTTGCTCAATTTTCAAATTCAAGTACAAAATCCAGGCTTTTTGGTATTTTATAGGTGGTTTAAAGATGCTTTTGTAAGTGGTTTAGGTGTAATAAAGTGCTGGTGGGAGCAGAAAGACAAAGAAGAGACCAAAAAGACTTTGTTTTCTTTACAGGAGATAGAGTTTTTGAAACAGAACCAGAACATAGAAATCCAAGAAATTCAAGTCTTGCCAAACAATTTATATGCAGTTGTAACCTACAAAGAGAAGGTTACATATAAAAATCAACCTGTGTTTAATAATATTCCCCCAAATGAATTTATTTTTTATCCAGATGCAGCCTCGGTTGCTAATTCTTCTTTTACTGCTCATAGGAAATTAGTAACAGTCGATTATTTAAGGCGTATGGCCCAAAAAGGAGTATACAGCAAAAAAGCAGTAGAAGAGGCGATACAAAGAGGTCAAGATAAGGAACTGGATTATCAGGACGAGTTGATGGTTGCTATTAAGCCAGATCAAAGCCAATTCACTCCTGGAAGAGTGGACGATAAGGCAAGGATGAAGTTTAAGCTATATGAATGCTATACAAAGTACGACATAAACGACGATGGGCTCCTTGAACCTGTTATTGTTACAGTTGTGAATAATGTAATTTTAAGGGTTGAAGAAAATTTATACGAAAGACCTCCATTTTTTACGCTTGCTCCAATTTTAGAGCCATACGAGATTTGGGGAAAAAGCTTTTCAGACATAATCGGAGATATACAGCATATCAAGACTGCTCTTATTAGACAAATTCTTGTAAACATCTCTCTAAACAACGATCCAAAAACTGAAGTTGTGGAGAATTTGGTAAACTTAGAGGATGTGGTTTTAGATAAGAGTTTTATTAGGGTTAAACAGCCTGGAGCAATAAAACCTTTTCCAACTCAGCCTTTAGCACCTTGGACCTATAATTTTTTAGAATACATAGAACAACATAAAGAAAACAGGACTGGGATAAGTAGATATATTCAGGGTTTAGACCCAAATAGTCTAAACAAAACAGCAACAGGAATTCAGCTTTTAATGGGTGCTGGTCAACAAAGATTAGAGCTGGTTGCAAGAATATTTGCAGAAACAGGAATAAAAGACTTTTTTAGATTTTTAATAGGGTTAAATCAACGCTTTATAAGTGAACAAACAGTTGTAAGACTTACAAACGAAGAGCTAGAGATTACCCCAGACGATTTGCAAGGCAAGTTTGACCTAGAGATTAATACTGGAGTTGGAATAGGTGTTAAAGAGCAAAATTTAAGAAATATGCAGATGTTGTTGCAGATTTATCCACAACTAACGCAGGTTGGAATAGTAACACCTAAAAATATTTATAATTTTGCAAAGAAGTATTTTGAAACTTTAGGCTTTAAAAATGTAGACGACTTCATAACTGACCCAGATAGAATGCAGCAACAAATAGGAGGAATAAATGCAGCAACAGGACAAAATGAAGCTCCTGGAGGACCTGCGGGAGAAATTTTTCAGGGCACTCAAGGCCAGGGACTTGGTTGATGTTTTTCGGGAATATGTGGTTGAAATGCAAAAACTTTTGTTTGAAGACTGGAAAGGTTCGGGCATAGAAAATTGGGAGAAAATAAGAGCAGAACTTACAATTCTTGACAAATTCTTACAAAAACTTGAAAATGATGCTAAAAACAGTTATATTTATAGGGAAGATATGCAAAATTTAGATAATTTAAATGAGGAGGATTAAAATGTTAGAAAATAAAGAGAACATCTCTGCTGGTAATGCTCTTGAAGGACAAGAGGTGCAAGGGCAGCAGGCTGTTGAGGGTTCTGGTGAACAGTCTCAAGAGAGTTCTGACTTCTTTCTGGATGAAGAAGGAAGCCTTCAGGGCAACTTTAATGACTGGGTAGGCGAGAAAGACGATACAACGCCTACTCAAGAAGCAGAGACTGGTGAGAAGGAACCTTCAGCAGAAGAGAATGGCAACGGTCAGGAAGCAAATTATTATGCTCCAGAAGAGTTGGCTCAACTTGAACTGCATGAGGTTGATTTTAACCGACTGAGTCCAGAGTTGAGGCCATATTATGAAGCTCTTTTAAAACAAACCGTTGCCGAGAAAACTACACAGCCTCAATCTTCTGAACAGACAACTCAACCTCAAGATCCCCTAGATGCGATTAAGGAAGAGGCTAAAAAGCGAGTGATACAGAGGTTTGGCGAGTTTGATGAGTTGAATCCAGAGCATATCACTGCTCTAGCATTTGAAGCTAGTAGGCTTTCAAATGAATACCAAAAGCAGGAAGTTCTTCAACGAAAATTCCAGGAATTAAAATCGTCTGAGCCATACTTTGACCACATTGATAGGTATGCTCAGGAGAAGTTGTTAGAATTGCCTGCAAAAGAATATCTCAAACTTGCTAAAGCTCTACAGGAAAAAGATGCAAATGTTGTTCTCCCTTTTTGGGAGAAATGTAGGCGTGAATTTTACGAACAGAAATTAGGAAAAAGTTTAGGCACAACAAACACACAAACAAAACAAACACAGACTCAGGCTCCAGTTCAAGGCAAAAAGCCACCTACACTAGAAGGTGCTGGCTTAGGTCAAGTTGACACCCAAAGCCAGATAAAACCTCGTGATTTCGCTAGAATGAGCGAGGATGAGCAGGCTGCTGCCTTGATAAGGATGGGCCTAGTCTGATTTGATAAGAAGGAGGTAAAAGATGGCAGATCTTATAACTTATAACGCTGTTGGCAACAGGGAAGATTTATCTGATATAATTACAAACATTTCTCCAACTGATACTCCGCTTTATAGTGGATTTGGTAGGGGTGAGCCAGCTACTGCTACTTATCACGAATGGGTAGAAGATGCTCTAAAGACTCCTGGGTCCAATGCCCAGGTTGAGGGAGCTGCTTATACAGTCTCCACTCCAACCACAAGGACAAGAAAGGGTAATTATACACAGATATTTGAGCAGGGATATGGTGTATCCAGGACTCAGGAGGCTGTTCAAAAAGCTGGTATTAAGTCTGAAATAGCATATCAAATGACAAAGGCTATGAAAGAGATTGCAAATGATGTTGAATATGCGATTGTTAGGAACCTAACTGCTGCTGCTGGCGATGCTACTACTCCAAGAACCTTAGGTGGTATCCAGGCCTTTGTTACTACAAATGTACTGGATAATGGTGGGACTGCCAGGGCTCTTACCGAAGACCTTCTAAACGATGGCGTGCAGGCTGCATGGGAAGATGGTGGCAATCCAAATATGGTTGTTTGTTCTGGTTCTAAAAAAAGGACTATCAGTGGTTTTACTGCGGGAACTACCAAGACAATAGACGCTCAAGATAAAAGACTCATAGCTGCTATAGATGTATATGAGTCTGATTTTGGAATTCTCAGGATAGTACCTCATAGGCTTATGGAATCAGACAAAATATATATACTTGAAAAGGGCAGGTGGAAAATCTCTTATTTGCGTCCTTTTGCTACTCGTCCAGTTGCAGAGACTAAGGACGCCATAGAAAAAGTGATAATTGGAGAGCTAACTTTGGAAGCAAGGGCAGAAAAAGCAAACGCCATAGTCAAAGATTTAAGTTAATAGGAGGCTTACTATGAACTTTTTAAAAATATTTGCCCTAGTTACTTTATTAAGCTCTAAGGTTGGGGAAGCTCTGCAAGACCAGGAGTTATCTGTAAAAGAAATTCTGGATATTGCAGAGGAAGCAACCAAAAAGCTAATAGGTAAAGACTTTTCTCAAATTGCGATTAAGTTCGCAAAAGATGAGAAGGGCAGGACTAAGGTGGAGTTTGTAATATAGAATTTGGGCAGAGCAGGTCTCTGCCCTTTTTTTAAAACAGGAGGATAATATGGCTATACCAAACATTGTGGCGCAAAATTCATCTACAAAACAGCCAAACAGTATTTTAGATGGAGTAATTGGGTATGATGAAGCAGATTATGGCGGAGGATTTGCAAATTATACACCTCCAACGCCTTCAGATGTAGATTTTGATATAAGAGTTGCAAAGGACACAAATGCAACTACACCTGGGAAGAGGTTATATATCTATGCTGGCGGCGCTTGGCATTATGTGGCTTTAACATAGAGGGTTTAATATGAAAAGAAAAGTTTTTTTAGAGGAACCACAAGAAGGGCACTATAAAGTTCATGTTGTAAGCGATATAGGGGATTTAATTAGGCTAAACAACCTAGAAAAAAAAGAAATAAGAAAAGGATTTTCTAAAAAGAAAACTATGCGTAAAATCGGCTCTATCCCTTTGGATGCTCTCATGAGCTTGCCTTTTGAAAAAGCTATTGAGATTATGAGTGATGATAGAGCAATGAAAAAGTTCTTAAAAGAAAATCCTCAATACAGGACAAGTGAAGGGAGGATTTAGTTATGGAGACTTATGTACCTGAAAGACTTGTAAAAACTTATTCAATCGCTGCTGCCGGAAATGTTTCAGATGTAATTTCTGTTGAGTTTGAAGTCTCAAATGTAAATATTACAAAAGGCGCAGATGTAACAGCGACCATCACTTTTTGTGGAAAAGATTATACTGATTCTTTTAGTGTTGTGTCTGATTTTGGAAGGTCTTGCAAGGGGGATTTGTCTGTAGCTGCTTCAAATGCTGGAGCGGCTGCGGAGGATTTAACTCTTGAAATTTTAGGCATAAGACAAGAAAGAAGATAGGAGGCATTATGAAAGATACTATTTTAGTTAAAAAATCAAAGAAAAACAAAAATGAAGTTTTAACTCTAGGATATGATGTTAAAGGCAAAGATGTTGTTGAAATAAGAAAAAGAGATCTTAAGGATTTTATTAGTCTTGGGTATAAAGTTGTTAAAAAAGACACAAAGAAAGATAAGTGAGGTTTAATATGGCAGCAAAATGGATACAAGACATAGAATTAAAGAAGGGCGCCCTACATAAAGAATTGGGGATTCCTGAAGACAAGAAAATCCCAATCACTTTATTAGAAAAAATAAAAGTCTTGAATATAGGAGATAAATTAAAGTTACCAAATGGGAAAGTAATAATGATTACAAGGAAGCTAAAGAGAAGGGCAAATTTAGCCTTAAACTTTAAAAGGATGAATGGATGAGTACTGTAGAAGACTTCTTAAGCTCTGTTAGGTATCAAATAAACGATACTGGGGCGGTTGAATACTCAAACGATGAACTGATAGAATATTTAAATATTGCCATACGGTTTTTATCTTCTGAGCTTATCGGGATAAGTTCCCATTTACTTTTAAAAGAAACAACAATCGCTTTAACAGATAATATGGGAGATTTACCTAGCGATTTTATAAAAGAAAAGGCTGTGCTTGATGCTGATGGCTACACTCTTTACAGTGCCCCACCTTCTGCAACGCTCAGCCAAATAATATACAAAATAATTGGAGATAAAATTTATAGTAAAGCCAGTAGTCCTTTAACTCTATACTATTTTTATTTTTATCCTTCAGTTAGTGCTATAACGGATACCTTGCCAACTAAAGATTATATGGAGGATCTTTTAAAAGAAATGGTCATATTTTTGGCCTTAAATAGGAATGAATATAACCTTAGTACTGAAGGACAACTTTTGGCAAATTTTAAAGATAAAGTCTTAAGTCTTGCTAATTTTGGCAAGCAAAATTTAGACAGACAATTACCGTTTGTAATATGAGAATATCAAGCAAACATCCAGCAACAAAGACTATCCAGTTTATTGATTTTTCAGGCGGTCTAAATTTAGCTGTTCCACCTGAAGTTATTGCAAATAATGAATGTGTTGCCCTATATAATTTTGAATTTGAGCCAAGTTCTGGCGTGCTAAAAACTAGAGATGGACTAGAAAAGTTGGGAGAGTTGGCAAATCCTATTGATTCAATGTATTACGGACGAAATATTCAGCAGCTTTTAGTTGTGTCTGACAATCAATTATATAAATATAGTACTGGAACGTTTACTCTTATCGGTTCTTTGTCTGGAACAAAAACTCCAATTTATTGCGAATGGGAGAATAAAGTCTTGATAGCGTCTGGTGGAGCATTGCAAAGCTATGATGGCACCACATTAACAACAATTGCTGGCGCCCCAAATTCTGATTATGTAAATGTGCAATATGGAAGAGTAATAGTATCTCAAGAGGGCAGCGATTATCTTTATTGGTCGGGTGTTGGCGATGAGACTCAATGGGATTTTACATCAAATAAAGCTCTAATGCTGGAAGTTGGATATAAAGATGGTGGGAACATAATTGCGGTTCAAATGTTATCAAGAGATATAGTTGTTTTTAAAGACAATGGCAGGATATATCGTGTTGTTGGTCCATATCCTGATTGGGTGGTCTATGAAGTTGCGAATAAAGTTAGTGGCCTATCCAGATTATCAACTACAAGCATTGGGGATTATCTTGTATTTCTTGACAGTGATGGAGTAAAAACTCTTCAAACCGTTATGGAATATGGCGATTTAAGAGCTACAAGTATTGGCGATAAAATAAATAAGTGGATAGTAAAAAATACGATGAAAGACTATGCTAGACTGTGGCATTCTAAGAGAAAAGGTCAGGTATGGATTAGGGCTCAAGATGATAAATTTGTGTATGTTTATCATTATTTATTAAACGCCTGGACAATCTTTTATTTTAAAGACCAGTGCAATGCTTTAGCTGAAGATGCGTACAATTTATATGTTGCTCTTGGAAATATTCTATATAAAATGAATGATTTAATTCATACCGATGATGGAGAAAGTATACAGTCTAGGTTAATAACCAAAAGACTGTTTTCTAATTTTCCTTTTTTGGTTAAAAAAATCAAATTTGCGTACGAAGGCCTTGAAGATGGTAGTGTAAACATACAAATCAACAATTATTATAGAAATATAACTATCCAAAAGGGTGGTGATATTGCTTATTCAGATAATGATATCGCTTATTTAGACAACGACCCAGTTGTGTTTTATAATAGGCATGAATCTCAAAAGAGAACAAATTTTAGAACTCCTTATTTGCAGCCTGAAATTGTTGTAATTGGAGCAATAAGGTTTTTAGGCTTAATTATAGAAATAGTGGAGGTTTAGTATGGGAGAATGGGGTTTAGGATATCCAGTAAATTTTACACCAACAGGAGATACCACTTCTCAAGCAATTGAAAAACATATCAACGAACTAAATCAAATTTATGGATATTTAAATAGAATCAGAAAGCTAGACTCTGGGATTAACGCTCCAACAGATCCAATACAAGATCATTTATGGCTAGACACATCAAATGGTATGCCAATTTTAAGAAGGTATGATGCTACGGCTGGAACTTGGGTTCCTGTAGACCGATTAACAGAAAGTCTGTCTGATGTGATTTCAACAATAGGTAGCGATAATGTAAGACTTAGTATTTCTAGTACAATTGATGTTCCAACCGATATTACAATTCCATCTAATGTATTTATTGATTTTGTATATCCAGGAAAATTTAATGTACAAACTCAAACAATAACTGGAGAAAATGTTGGAACGGGAGATGGAACGACTACTGTTTTTAATTTGCAAGAAACTCCAATTTTAGAGGGTTCAGATACAATTTATGTAGATGGAACAGCACAAACTAGGAATACTGATTATACCATAAATTATGATACAGGCCAGATAACTTTTACAACTGCTCCTGCAAGTAGTGCAGTAATAACTGCTGATTACATTCATCAGTATGTTTTGACTTTGAATTGTGGATTTAGGGCTGGTCTTTGGCAGATATTTGATGGAGATGGTGTTGTTACTGGTAGTCCTAAGATTGAAGCTGTATATCCAGAATGGTTTGGTGCAAAAGGTGATGGAGTAACAGATGATACAGATGCGATACAGAAAACAGTAAAGCTTGCTAATGGTAGAACTGTTAAATTCGGTTATAACGTTTATAATATTACTACAAATATTGATGAGGGGTATGATGGCGAAATTAGAATTAGTGGAAGCGGGGAGTCTTTTTATACCCATATAGGGAGCAATGATACAACTTCTTTTGATGATGACTATTCTAATTATTCTAACAAAATAACAGTTATAAAATGCACATCTTGTAGTTTCATCGGTAAGCCAGATACCACAACGACTGCAAATTATAACTCAAATTTAAAATTCTTAGAAAACATGATTATATATGCTGTTAATGGTGATGATCAAATCGGTATTCATATTCATCCTGTTGACACTATTATCCAAAATTGTTTTATTGCTAATTTTGGTTTATTCGGACTATTAACCCGTTCCGGTATAACATCCACTTTTAAAAACATCGGATTTAGAGCGAATGGATGGAATTTAAGTGAATCTGGAACAATTGGTACCGACTATGGTTCAGGGTGTAATTTGAAAATTAATAGTGATATTACACCACAAAATTATCACACAATTAATTCTTCTTATCGTCCGACAACTTTTACTTTAAAAGATATTTATATATCTTCTAATAACACGTATAATGGGGCGACATATAGTGGATTAAGGGCAATACAAGCACATGGATTAATAGATGCTAGTTTTATTAATGTTGGTTCTTATCAAGGATGGTGCTTTCAATTTTGTGATGTTACGCTTGACTCATGTCACATCGAAAATTATGCTGAAAGTGGAACTCTCGCAAATGATAATACTCCTATTGAATTATATTTATACAGTAGTGGAACAACGTTAAATAATTGTTATATTGTAAATTTAGGGACAAATGCCACATCGTCGAGAGGTATAGTGAATAAGAGTTTATCTCAATATACTAACGGATTAGTTAACTTGCGCAGTGGTATAATTTCTAGTACTATACCATATATAAAAAATATATATAGTGAAATTACTAGTCCAGCAGCAACGGCAACAACCTTAACTCATTCGTTTGATAATATTTTTGGTGATGAAACATTTGAAGGTTTTCAAGGACTGATTTATATTACTTTACAAAAGAAAGTTGATTATAAAGATTATTCACAAGCGATTTATCCATTATCCCGGTTTAGTGTTTCTGATACTGTTTATACAAGGACTGGTACAAGTCTTGATAATTTCGATAGTGGAAGTGGAACAACATGGCAAAAGACAATTTCTGCGGTTAGGGCAAATGGGAATAATTTAGAGATTGATGTTGACTGGGGGAGTTCTTGGAATAACGAAGTTTTCAGAGCGTCTATAACATTGATTGGTAATTGTATATATAATTAACGGGAGGTTCTAACAAATGACAACAAAATCAAAACTAAAATCAAATGCTTTAACATACATCGAAGACAACATTGAATATCCAATCCATTATTTTGAAAAACAAGGTCTTGTTGCTATAGAAGGGAGATTAACATGCAACTAATTCAAGCACAGACTCCAGAAATAATCTTAAAACTAAAAGATTACTGGAGAAAATATATAAAGAAGTTAAAAGAAGGCCTAGAAGAAGGTGAGCTAAATCGTTTAATGATGGCCTTTACGCCTTTAAATGTTAATAGATTGTTGATTTTGGTTGACAATAAGAAAGAAATCCATGGTTTTGTTTTGGTATTTATGGGTAATGTTTATAATGATTTATTTGTTGTCCAATGTTCTACAGACAGGCCAAAAGAAATGAAAAAGGCTTTAGTTGAGTTTGCAAAAAAGAGTGGTGCTACTGGCATATATTTCAACACAGAAAGAAGCCCAAGAGCCTGGAAGAGGCTTTTAAATGTAAAAAATATTGGTTATACAATGAAAATAAATTTAGGAGGCTAAAATGGGTAGCCTATTTGGCAAATCTGAAACAAAAACAGTAACAACAAGGAATATTCCTGCTCAATCTTCGGAAGAAAGGCAACTGCTATCTCAGCTTGTTGATATATCTAATAAGCCATATACTCCATTGCCTGAATTACAACAAACACTAAAAACCTTTTATGAGCCACTCCCTCAAACAATACAGGCGTTTTCTAATCCATATATGGCAATGTTGCCGTACGAGAGAAAGTGGGGAGACTTTTTGAACACATTTGCTCAAAGAGGCGTTGTAAATTCAACGCTAACTCAAAATGCAATGCGAGACTTAGGGCAGTCTTTAGCAGAAAGAGGGGCAGAATTGAAGACTAGAAGTCTTGGACTGCTTGAAGGTCTAAGGCAGCAATCTATGGCTAACAAGCTGCAAAGACTATCAATGTTGGACCAATTGCAACAAAAGAGTTTAGACAAACAATATCAAAAGATGTTCAATATTTGGAATTCTCTTTATGCTGGCAGGATGGGAACGCCACCAACAACAGTAACTACTCAGACTGGTCCCTCTCCATTTGGTCAGGCTTTAGGAACTGCAATGGGGATGGCTGGATCCTATTGGTTGCCAATGGGTATTTCTTCGCTTGGGAGTGGTTTATCTTCTATGTTTAGTGGTGGTTCTCAAGTTGCAATGGCTGCACCTTCCATGGTCCCAGCGTCAACTGCTGGTGCGGTCCCCTTTGTATAATAACTAACAAGGAGATAATATGTGGGAGAAAGTATTCCATTTAAATAGCCAATTCCAAATGATAGAACTTTTAGCAGATAAAGAAACTGGACATATTAGATTAGACTTAAATTTGTGCACTCAGTTTCACAGTGCGGATGAATATAGATACCATGAGTTAGCAATATTCGCTCCTTTGGTTCTGTGTGAAAAGGACCCTAAGAAAGTTTTGGTTTTAGGGGGAGGAGACGGACTCGCTGCAAGAGAAGCTCTTAAGTTTGCAGAAAAAATTGTTGTTGTTGACATAGATCCTGAGATGACAAGGTTGGCCAAAGAAAATGAATTGATAAGAACTTTAAATAAAGACTCTTTCAATTCTGAAAAAGTAAAGATTTATAATAAAGACGCTTATAAATGGGTACAAGAATGCAGAAAAAATAAATATGATATTGTTTTTGCAGATTATCCGGACCCTTCTAGTTTAGCTTTAGAAAAGTTATTTGAAGTAGAACATTACAAAGAGATTGAAAGGGTTTTAAAACCTGGGGGGGTTTTTATTTTACAGGCTGGTGGAGGCATGATTGTCCCTGTGATGTCAACTGTTGGAGCTAAATTAAGAAAAGTTTTTAAATATTGTTTTCCTATTAAAGTTGAGATGTTGGGGGGCATTCAGGGGTTTTGGATTGCAATGAACCACAAGCCTCAACCAGTTTGGGATAGACTGAAAGGGGTAGAAACAAGGGCTTTTGACAAGCAAATGTTTTTGTCGGCTACAAGCTGGAGTAAAGATTTAAGAACCTGGCTAAAAGAAGGAGATCCAGAAGATAGCGTTTATGATATGTATGTTTACGGGTTAGCCCTGGCAAATCATTTAAGCTGGAGAACGAGGCAATGAGAGGCAGATTGCAAGTTATTCATCTAAAAACTCTTCCTGTTTACATAAAGGCAGATAAAATCATAGAATTTTTAAATAAATGTGTAGCAGCTATAGAGATGAAGCCTCATGGAGACATTAGATTAATAAAATATGACCCTCCCTTTGACAATCCTGCGCTATTTTCTTTTTTAGCTTTTCAACCTCTCAAGGAGAGTTATATTGCAATAGATACTTGGAGCGAACTTGAATATTTGAATATCGTGATAAATTCTTGCAAAAATTTTAATGTAAACAAAGCAATAGGTGTTGCAATAAAAACATTTAACCCATACTTGGTTTGGTGTGGTTCTTCTGAAATATATACAGGAGAGCCAAAAACAAAAACTGTATTATATAGGAGAAAAAGATGGCTGGTTTATCTGAAAACATTTTTCAAAAACCTAATTATGGGAGATATTATAACGAAGCAGCCAAAAACCTCTTAATCGGATCTTTAGTGGGTGCCCTTGCAAAGGGAATAACTGGTTCAGATTCTTTTGCTGGTGGTTTACTTAAAGGTTGGACTGGCGGGACTCAAGGCTTGCTTAATCAACAAATTCAGCAAGAGCAAGAACAGGCTCATTTAAAAAACAAACTAGCAACAGAAATGTTGATTAATAGTTTGCAACAGGAAGCTCAAAAAACAGCAGAACAAGCTACCAGACAGAGATTGTTGGCTCTAAGTCAAGGCCTAAAACAGGCATACAACAAGCATTTAAAACCAAATGGGACATTTGACCATGTAGGTTTTATGCACGATGCTACAACTCTATCTCTACAACTTGGATTTACCCCAGATGACATTAGAAAGATATTGCAAGAATATGCTCAACCACAAAAACAGCAAAAGCCAAGCAATAAGTATTTTAAAGTTGGAAATGCTTTAGTAAAAGTTGGTCCAGAAGGCAAAGCAGTTCCTATCTACCAGCAGCCAACAGTTCCCTCGCAGCAAGCAATACAACAAAACTTAGAAGGGAAATTGAACTTTGCCAAACAATTAATTGGTTCAGGAAGACAATATATTAGTACAGCTTTATCCCTAATAAAAAATAAATACCAAGGCGCATTATTGCAACTAAACGAGCAAGATTTAGAAAACCCTCAAAACAGAGAAATCCTTACAAACTTTTTAATAAAACAGGCCAAAGCTGGCGATCAAGAAGCAAAGAAGTTGTTGGATTATGTTTTAAGAGGATTCAAGTTAATGGATACAGGAGTTGAATTATATAAGCAGGTTGGACAAGCATATAATGTAGATTTGTCAGGTGAGAGACCTTCTGCTTTTAATGTCAACCCATATCTCAATCTAATGCAACCAAATAGCAACTCTACAAATGCTACAAGTGCTAATCCTTATCTTGAACTTTTAAAATCTAAATAATGGGGTATTTTATGAGCGATATGCCTCTTTTAACACAAACTCTTACCAAAAGAGACCCTTTGTTTGCTAAACTTACACCAGAGCAAAAAACAATCGTTACTCAAAAGCTAATTAGTCGTCCTGGAACATTGTACAGAATTTTATATACAAGAGATCCTGCTTTTAAAGAATTGAATGGTCATCAGAGAAAGCAAGTTATAGATAAATTTGTAAGTGATTACAAAAACCTTACTCAACAAAGTATTCAAAAAACAAAACAAGCAGCAGCCTTTGAGCAAGCAACTGCTCCAGACCTGTCAAGTGCAGCAAGTTTGTTTTTGGGGAATACTTTTATAGACCCAGTTGCAGCTATAACAGCAGGTGCAGTGGGGACATTAGGAGCTGCAAAAGCTGGGTTAAGTGCTAGTAGAGCCTTGTTGAGTGGTGCAGTTGCTAGTGGAGCAGATGTTCCAGTTGGGGTTGGATCGGAGGCTATTTTAGACAAGGTTTTTAAAAGCAATATACCTACACCAATCAAAATTGGTTTAGGTCTTGTTGTGCCATTGGCTTTGGGCGCTACCGTTGCTAAGACATTTGAAGGAAAACTTCAAGACGCAATTACAAACGAAGCGGATAAGAAGGCCTTTTCAAAAATAAAAAGCGCAATATTTGATAAAGCTAAGGCTAAAAAAATAACGCTAGAAGATTTACAAAGTGTTGTTGATAAAGAGATAAAAAATCCAGAAGCAGGTAAAGTTATTGATTTGGTTCTAAGGGACCCCAACGTAAGTGATAATTTTAAGAAAACTGTATATGCTTTACCTGACTATGCCTATGAGTTTGTAAAGCCTGAATTTAGAAGAGATTTACCTATTCTTTCCAAAGCTCAACCAATGCAAGAGAATATCTCTGAAATAAATAGAATTGCTAGGGAATCATTTATTGAACCAACTAAAAAAATAGCCCTTCCTGAAAGTCCTATCACAAAGGGTGAAGTTGTTCCAGAGGGAACTATTATTCCTGCTGGAGGAGCAAAAGTTGAAAAGCCTGTTGAGCCTCCTGTAGAGGTAATAAAAGTCAAGGTTACGCCTCAACAACCTAAAGAGCTGCCTGAAGAAGTCAAGTTAGCAGCACAAGAGCTTTTAGATAGAGGAGGAGCAAAAGATATAAATGAAGCCATTAAAAAAGTTTCTGAAGTATATGATCCACAAAAAGATGATATTTTTAGTTTAGTTGGTAAACTTGATGATATTCTCGCTCAAACTCCAGAGATGCAAAAATACTACGCAGACCAGGCTAAAGCTATAAAAAACATGCGTACAGACCTATATGAAAAAATTAGAGATATTTTGTATGAAGATGGTATAAATTCTAAAGATTTAAACACTCAGTTTGGACAAACAGGGTTGCAAGCAATAAGGAGCAAGTTTGGATTTAGGGCCGTAAAAAAAGATGGCCTCCCTTTAGATATTCTTGGTCAAACAATAAGGGAATTATATCCAGAATTATTACCAGAAGATTTTGATATAAATGATGTTTACAAGTTGTTAGAAGAAATACCAGCCAGAAGAGAGATTGAAAGGGATTATAATAAGGCGCTTTCTGTTAAAGAAAAACAGAAGGCTACAAGGGGGGATTATGCAACAAAACGCACTGTATCGCCTTTGTCTTTGCAAAATTGGGTTGAGTCCCAAACAAAAGTGCCAGAATATAGCAAGTTACGGACAGCGGAAACAGCACTTTACAGAGTTAAGGCCCCAGGCAAAATTTCAAAAGAAAGCGCAGCAGCAATAGCACAAAAGATTATTGGCGATGAAACACAAGAGAACTTAATTGCAATTGCGGTTGATAAAAACAATAAACCCATTAGGATAATTCATTCTACTAAAGGCACTAGAGATACTTCCATGGTTGACCTTTCTTCTCTTTTTGGAAGGGCGTTGAGCGATAAAAGGGTGAAAGGTATTTATGTTTTTCATAATCATCCTGGTGGATCTTTGTCTTTCTCTGGACATGATGATGTTGTTTTTAAATATATGAATAAATTAAGCAAAGACCTAGGCATTAAGCTAGAGGGATTTGGGATTGTTAGCAAGGAAGGAGCAGCCTTTAAGGGTGAAAATAAATTGGCGTCAATTACAAATAAGGAATTTAGCAGATCTATTCCTCTTACTACAAGAAAGTTTATTGCCAGCAAAGAAATAACTTCTGTTTCGTCTCCTGCTGATGTTGAAAAATTTGTCAAAGAAAACAACATAAAAAATTCTATAATTTATGTAGACAACAATAACAATATAGTGGGTGTTAAATCAATTACTCCTGCAAAGAAAGGATATACAGAAAGAAGCCTTTTGAAAGATATTATTACTGGCAGCGAAGAGTTTGGAGCCAATAGAGTTATATTTGCCAATTTAAACAATAAACTTATTCCAGCAGCAAAAAAAATAACTTCTGTTTTGCATTCAGATTCTAGTTTTGGTGTTAATATGTTAGACATGATTAGAAATAACAAAAGCCTTTTAAGTGCTGGAAAGTTTAACCCCTCGCAAATGAAGTCATACGATTATTTAGCAACAGAGCTCCATGCTGGGCCTAATCTGATTAAAGGCCTCCAACAGACAGATGAGCTCGTTAAAAACGTTATGCAAAAAATTTATACTAAACTTGAGGGTAAAAAAGCGTTTAAGAAAATTTATCAAACGTTAAAGAGTTTTTCTCATCCTTTGCCCCACTTATCCAAAGAAAGTGTTGAGAGATATGAGACTGCTCTTTATGGCAAATATAGGCCAAAAGAAGCGTTAGGAGCAATTGAAACTAAACAGTTAAGTAAAACCATCAAAAGACTTTTGAAGGACTATGGCAAAGAAAGACAAACAGCAACAGAGGTTATAATTAGATATTTAGAGGATCCAGTTTTTAGAGAAGTAGCAAGGCAGAAGAAGGAGTTTAAGGGGTTAACCAAGGGTTTAGATGAAATTGTAAATGCGATTGACAGAACATCTAACGAATTAATGCAAAGAGGAATTATAACCCCCTCGCAAAGAAAAAAATGGCAGAGAAGGTATTTAGCCAGGCTGTATATGCAAGACAAATTAAGTGGGGTTAGTTCTGTTGGTGGCGTTACTCAGCAAAAAATTTACAAAGGTAGAAAAATTGAGTCTATTATGGACCTTGCAAAAAAGGATAGAGATGCTCTTGGGTATATTGAAGATCCTGAATTAGCAGTGAAAACAACTCTTGCCAAAAACTGGCACAACATCGCAACAGATGACTTTTATAGAGAGATAATTAAAGACAAAACAATTGTGCCTCAAGAATTTATTGTTAAAAATCCCTTTAAGGTTGAGAATTTGCCTGAGCTAATGTCTCCTAAATATGCAAAAGAAAAAGTTATCCCCTGGTTAAGAGATCATTTTAGAGAGGAGCTAAAAACAAATAAGGCTCTCAGAGAAAAGTTTGTTAATTTTATAAAAGAAACGAACAAAAAACTTAATTTAATAGAATCTGTAAAAAACAAACTTCCAAAAGATTACGAGATGTTAAGTGGGGAAGGGGTGAAATATGGTATTTTAACAGACTTGCCTGTACATAAAGATGTAAATTTGCAAATAAGAGGGATGTGGTCTGTAACAAATGAACCTGAAAATTTCTTAAGTAAGGCAGACAAGACTTTATCAACATTATACGCTTTGTTTAAAGTGATGAAGGTTCCTTTTAATCTTAGAGCTTATCCTAGGAATTTTATTTCAAATATTTTCCAATATGGATTAGAAGGACACAATCCAATTGAATATATAAAAGAAATGCCTGACACCATAAGGGGCATTATAACAAAAGATAAGTATTTTGATGAAGCGCTACGCATGGGGTTAATCGGAGAAAATTTTGCTAGACATGAAATTATAGATGTTCTTAGTAAACTAGAGCAAAGCACCTCAAAGAACAAGGCTATAAAAAATATTTTAGAATATTTCCAAAAAGCCTCGGCTCCTTATGGATGGGTTGATGATTTTGCAAAATTAAATACTTATAGAATTTTTAGAGAAAAAGGGCTATCTAAGTTAGAAGCTATAAGAAAGGCTCAACAAATTCATTATGATTATGGATATGTACCTTACTGGGTAAGGCAAATAAGACAACCAAAACTGGAAGGCAAAGGAATTGCTGGCAAGCTTTTAATGAGTCCTTTTGTAACTTTTCAGTCAAAGGCAACGGGACAATTGTTTAGATCTTTAGCCAATAAACCGGTTACAACTGCAATGTTGATTTCTAGTTTGTATGTATTAAAAAACAAAATTCAACAGTACTATAAAAAGAAATATGGTAAAAAATATGAAGTTGGAGAAAAGTTGAGACCTGAATGGTTGAAAGACCCCCTTATTGTCCACATAATGACAAAAAATGGAAAACATTACTATGTTGATATCACTCAAATTTTACCTGTTGGTTGGCTCTCAAAAGCCATTTATGAGGCTAGTCATGGTAAAATAGCATCTGCTTTAGGAGAGCTAGGTTTCGGAAGTTCCCCTTTAAATGCTCCCTTTGAGGCAATAACAGGCAAAGACATATTTACAGGCAAAGAGCTTTATTCTCCATTAGACACTGAAAACCAAAAGTTGTTAAAGGGAATTTCACATGTAGCCAAAAAAACTCTTGCCCCTGCTACAATTGAACAAATAGAAAGTTGGAGAAAATCAAAGCAACCTGTATTTTTAAGATGGATAACTGGTGCCAATATTTATGGGTACGATGTGCCAGAGCTAGCTGCTCAAGCTATTTATAGAAAAAAGAAACTGGAAGGCGCTTACAAGAAAGAGTTGTATAGCCTGCGTTATAAGTATCAAAAGGGGTTATTAGACAAAAAAGAATATATGAAGAAGGTTAAAAAGTTGTATAATGCATATAAAAATAGGACAAAAGAATTAGTTGCTCCCTAGCATTGCGCTAGGGAGTTTTTGGTTAATGATTAAACAAAAGTGCAGTTATTTCGTTAAATCTGTCTAAAATACCTTTAGATTGTAAAGTGTAAAAATTTTGGTTATTGTCAACAATAAAAGCCATAATGAGATTATGAATCATAAGTTGCCTTAAGGTCGCCCTTTTAAAGGGTGGTACAATAATTATAAGGTCATAATTGCAATGCTGGATAGCTTTTTGATAAAAAGATTGTTGTTCTTTAATATCTCCAAGACCTGTATAATATGTTTTATAGGCCAATATATCGTAAATAGATCTGTCTGATATGAACTTTTCCCCTGCTTTTCTCTCTTCTTCTATTTGTCTTTGTAAGAATTTGTTTTCCATTTCATCTGCGAACTTTTTATCTTTTAACATTCTCTCCATTATCTCGCCTCTACTTGGTTCTTTATTTAAGATGGTCTTAAATTCGCTTCTAACAACCTCTGAGATATAATTATAGGTTTTTAGATGATTTTTAAGTGCATTAAGAAGTGTTGTTTTGCCTGTATTATGCGCTCCTGATAAGGCTATTTTTTTGTACATTATTCCTCCTTTATTAGTTCAGGATTATCATAGATATTGCCTATAACTTCAATCTTAAAATAAGCCAAAGGATACTCTTGAGGATGAAAAACATATACAAAGTTTGGCTCAGAAGGAATATATCCTTCTTCAGGGATATAATCTTTAATGTTTTCTAAATACCATCCATAACCAACTTGTCTGCCTTCAAAAGGCTCTTTATTATCAAAATAACCAAATTTAACAATTGCAATAGTATGATCCCCAATATACGAATATGGATATTTTATTATGTCGCCTTCATAAATTTTTTTGCCATTCTTATCTTTTATGCCAGTGCATTGCCCTATGGTTTCTGGAATAATTTCTCTTAAGTATGTAATATCAGATTTTAATTTCATGTTGAGAATATAATATTTTGTGTCCCCATCTTTTTTTGTTATTAAATTCCCATATGCCCATTCACCATTATCCTTTCTTTTCCCTCTAAATTTAATTTCTCTCATTTTTATATCTCCTCTTCCTAAAAATATTCATCAACCAATCTTAAATGTTTACATGCCTTATCTATTTCTTTATCTGCTTTGATTTCCGGATCATACACTTGATAGAGTTTAAATAGATTTTCCTCTATTTTCCCTGCTATATCTCTAAATTTTTTATGCCTCTGGACGTCTGACGCCAAACCACACAAAAAAGACAGATAATAAGAGAAAGTAATAGCTCTTGTTTTGTTTTGTATTTTATCTAACACCATTTTAGTTTTGTTAATAGCAGCTTGCCAGTCTTTAGGCGAGGATCCTGCAAGCCTTAACCTTATTTTTTCTCTATGTTTCTTAACTGCATTCACATATGCCCAGGCTTTTAGTGGAGGTCTTGTCTGTCTAAACATACTAATAAAAACATTTTCATCTAAAAATCCCAAGAAAAACATTATCCTTTGCTCTTTTTTAGCCATATCTCATTCCCCCTCTATCTGTTTGTGCCGGCCCAACCTAATACCATTTCTACGCTTCCATCTTTATATTTTCTAATCTTGTTATCGCTACTTCCGAACCCACCTCTATTTTTATTGCTTAGTTCTTCTACATATTCACAATAAGCTTGTGGCATATTTTGTATAATCCGAAACTGAGCAATGCGTTCAAACAGTTTTAACTCTGCTGGTCTTAAAAAATATGCAGGAAATCCCCAAATATCATTATTTCCACAATAGTCATTGTCTATTATTCCCATACTATTCCCCAATAAAATCCCTTTCTTAATAAACAAAGAAGATCTTGGGACTATGAGAGCCTCGTATCCTTTTGGCAGTTGGACAGAAATTCCTAATGATAGAATAAATCTGTCATCTTTGAAAAAAGAATGTATATTATTATATATATTTATTCTGTGTTTTCCAAAAGGAAAAGGATTTTTAGGATGTATTCCACAGAAATATAAATCTATCCAATCTCCGTGTTTTTGAAGGTCTGGCATGTCTGGGTGATGTTTTTTGATTTTAATTTTTAGCATATTTAACCTCCTTTTATTTTAAAATTTCTATAATCAAAGGAAAACAAAACATTGTAAAAATCATAATAGCAACCAATCTTATTATATGTCTTTTTATTAATGGCATTTTTTGAAAATATGAACCACAAAAATGGTCTAACAACGTCTTTAAGAACCACGTCCACACAAAAGTTATTAATAAATAAATTATTATTGCAAATGTCCAGGCAGCCATTGAAATTATTATGCTTAAATTCATCTAAAACTCCTTTATTTATCAATTAACCTTTCTCTTTCTTTATTCTTGTTAAAATTATAATGCTTTCATTCCGAGTATTGCAATAAGCATGTAGAATGTTTAAATCATATACATGTCGCCAGTGATTAAGTAGTCTTTGCAATTCAACAATATCTCCTTTAATTATTTTATACTCCTTCAAACACTCTTTAGATTTTAAGTTTTCAGGTTCAAATATCATTTTAGTATACCTCCTCCTTTGTTTAATTTGTTGTGCAGTAATATTAAGTTTCCCTCCCTTCTGTTTAGTTTTTTTTGAAAGAAAAAAAGACTGTTTTAATTTTTCTTCCAATCTTTTTATTCTTAATATCTGTTCTGGGAAATATTCTGCAATAAGAACGATTTCTCTTTTTCTAGCAAGTACACAAGGACAGCAACCCACACGAGAAAAACCCAGCTCATACATTTGATTAATTTTTAAACCATGTTGTGTTATATACCTAAAACACATCAGTCCTGACCAAGCTAATAAAGGACGATATACTTTAACAGATAAATTTTTCTGATATTTTTTTAATTCTCTTTTTTTAAGCAGTCGTCTCTCACGACTTTCTTCTCTCCTTTCCCCAACAAGAACAATAAAATCTTCTTTTATTGTTTTGTAAAATTCAATCAGTGGCTTTATTTTTAATTCACTTGTGCAATACCGTCTAAATAAAGAGGGAAAAATTTTTTTATATAAAATAAGTTCCTCGAAAAATCTTTTAGGTTTTAGCGTTATAAAGCAAACAGACTTTTTTTTTACAAAAGTTTTTAATATATTCTATGTATTCATAAGTCATCCAACTCTCCCACCCAGTATCACAAAACAAAACTATAATGTCTTTTTTCTTAAAATTATTTAAAGCATATAACAATAAAGCAGTTGAATCTTTACCTCCCGAATAGGAAACTATATACTTCATTTTAAAACCACCACCTTAACATTCTTTTTAATGCCCAACTTTCTAGCAATCTTTTTGTTTGGGGCCAATATGTCTATTCTTCTTTTAAACCTCTTATTCATTAAATCCGCCACTCTTCTAACCCCAAATCCCTCAATATAAACTCTTTTGCCAAGTAGGAACATCAAGTCTCTAGAAACAGCAACGTCTCGCCCCGCTTTTAACTTTGTGTTAAGTGCTCCAATACAAGGTGTTTTGTCAGTTTCTCTCTTAGAGAGTGTATAGAAAGATAATGTAACTATGTAACAATTTTTCTTTGGAGCCTGATAATAATAAATTTGACGTCCTTGGTTCGCTAAAGAGGCATATAGAAACAGCATTACACAGAAGATACAACTAAGAGTTAGAGTCCTCACATAGCCCTCCCTTTAAATATTCTAGTATTGTCCATGTTGTTTCATCAAACCCCTTACATACTCTTGCAAAGTATCCTTGTTTATTTAATTGCTCTATCCACCATTTTTGCTCTTTAGTGGCCTTATTGGGTCCAACCTTTAGTTCTATAAAAAGTCCATGAAAACCGGATTTTGCAACTGGCAAAAATATGTCTGGATAACCTTTTTTCATGCCAGTTAGTTTTGCTTTTTTGGCTTGGCCTATTGTAAGCCTGACTCCATTTAAACTAGCATTTAAAAGTTTAAGCTCTGGATATTTGTGTTCCATAAACTTTGCCCATTCGAAAATTTGGATTTGTGTTTCATGTTCGCTATATGTCTTTTCCATTAATCTTCCCTCCATGGTATGTTTAATTTCGCTTGGTGTAACCATTCTTCTCCTGTTTTTTCTTCGCCTAAGTATCCTCTTATCTTTCTCCAGCATTCCTCACATCTATAATTATTTGTAGGCTTACCACAATCGTGGCAGCGTCTACGATATATTGTTTCTATTTGTATTTGTGGATGCAAAGAGTTTTTTTTGCTTTTGTTCCAGCGTTCTCTAAGGATTTTGTATTCTTGAGAACGTAAAAAAGCTATTTGTTGAGTAGAAATTTCTTTTTGAAATATTCGCCTAAATAAAAAAGACAGCCTTATCTTTAAAAATTTTGTGCCCTTAATGAATCTATAGGCAATTTCTCCGTTTTTGTATACAAACGGCTCTAATAAAATTGGATACCTGCCCCCATTTAAAGACATAACAACGCCTTGGGAATTTATTTTGTATTTATCCCCCAGGCCATTATATTTAAGAGGCACAAAATCATCTTTGATTTTCATTTTTTACCTCCCATGATTTTTGGTAGATTAATCTTCCACACTTAGGACAACAATAGCCCTCAGCCTTAAATCCCTTTATATTCTCAAATAAAAATTCATACATTTTTATTTTGCATTTTTTACACAACATAGACTTCCACTCCTAATATTTTTTGGATTTCTTCTTTTATAATATCAGGATCTCCATTTACCTCTGAAATATGGGTCAAATAAACTTGTTCAAGGTTGGGAGAATGTTTCTGAAGTTCCTGAAGGAACTTTTTTGTATCCTCAAGGCTGGAGTGGTATTTTGTAATGCGTTTATATAAAGAAAGATTGATTTTACCTTTGTTGACGTTCTCTTCAATAATTGAGTCTATGTAATTGCATTCAATTATAATGTGTGTTGGATCAAATTTTTCTAATTCTAAATATTCATTGCCAAGTTTTAAATCAACTAAATAAGCAATTATTACATCTTTATAGTCTATAATAAAAGCAGTTGGTTCTTTAGCGTCATGTTTAACAGGTATTATTGTTAATAATAGAGGAGGCAATAAGTCTGAGGGCATTATGATTTTAGTGCGAGGGACAGAAAGATGATATGCGTAAATATCTTCTATATTTAAAGCCTTTTTAGTCCCTTGACTCATGTAAAAACGAATACGATATTTTAAAAATTCTTTTAAATATTTTGCATGGTCGCTATGTTCACAAACCAATACTCCAAAATCAATATTTTTTAACTCGTCTAAAAATTTTTTTGGGTTTACCCCACAATCTAACATTATCTTTTTGTCACAAATCTCTACAATATGGCAGACACCTTTACTGGTGCTGCCAAAGGTTTTTAAATTAAATCTATCCATATTTTACCTCTCTTTTAATTTTATGTCCACAGTAAGGACAATAATTAAAAATCCATCCTTCTATTGGTAAAGGTTCGCCTTCATAATATAGACGATAATAAGTTCGGCCTATTACGTCATCGCCTGCAAGGCCGACTCCAACTACACAAAGCTCGCATTTCTCTGTGTTTGTTGGGTAAATAAGGGGGTCGTTTGGCCAGATACTCATAATTACCTCCATGTGTTTTCATAATCTCCAACATAAGTAAATCTTTGTATATTACCATCTTTCTTTCCTAAGAACATCTTTAATGGGCGAGCCCAACGAATTTTAGGGGAACCTACTGATTCCAGTTCTGTATATATTACCAAATCTTCTTCTGTCTCTGTGTGTTTAGCTATATCAAGAACTACATATTAATTCCCTTTAAAATGCTGATAAATACCAAAAATTTTTACGTCTTGTTTCATATTGCCCTCCTTTAAGCCCCCACACTGGGGGCAAGTTTTAAAAGTCTGGTTCTTCTGGTAAATCTTCTCCTTCTGCTCCTATGACATGCTCTTCTTTTTTTTCATATTCTATTTCTAGCTCTGGAGACGCATCTGAAACAACCTTTTCTTCCTCTTCTTCAGCTAAGGCCTTAATCATTTCTATTGATTTTGGAGCATAAACCTTTAGCAATTTAGATAAGACTGTTTTCATTGCCATGGTATCAAAGTCTGTCTTCCATGGTGAGAAGTCGGACCCATAAGATTGAGAGAACCTTTTAGCGTGGTCCTCAACCTTTTCCTTTGTCCAATATTCAAACTTCTCAAATCCGTTAATCAGCTTGAAATAGGCGAAATATCCAATTGGCTTAAAGCTTGTTGGCTCTCCTTCAATACGTGCCTCTCCTGAAATTTTGTCTATTATAACTTTTTCGCCTTCATATACAACACCAGCGTTTATGGTCTTAAATTGGCCTGTGCGAATGGCTAGCTGGATTAATCCTTTGTAACCAATTTGAAACTGAGGTTTTAATTGTCCCTTGATTTTTCTCGGGACTATGTAAGCCATTCCTAAATCCTGAGTTAATGGCAGGTCCAAGATTGCAGACTTCAAAGCACATTTTACCAAGTCTTGTGGCTGGCAGCCTTGTAAATTTATATTGGTGGTTGCCAGCTCTATGAGAGCAGCCATAAAACTATTATGTTTTTCTCCCGCTGCCCTTTTAAACTCCTCTTGAACACTTGGCATAGCCAAGACTTTTTTAAGGTTTTGTGGTGTTGCTGGTAAGTTTGACATGTTAATCCTCCTTTTGGTTTAGTGGAAATACATATCTCCAAGACTGTATATCTCTATCTCTATTTTCAACAGTGTAAGAGCTTTTACCATTAGTAAAACAGTAAGCTGTTCCATTTTTTACGTGTGAAAAATGGCGATATACCCAATCGGCATCCCACCTGTCTTTTACCAACACCACATCATCAACTTCTAGGTCTTCCAAGTTTATCTTTTTTACTAAAAGTGTTTCTAGTAATTTTTTTAAACATTCTTCGGCCGTTGCTACTCCTTCTATTTCTTCTGCTGTAAGGAGTGTTTTTAATAAATCCTTAATTCTCAATTCTAAGATTTCTGTATTCATAATTAATCCTCCTTTTGGTTTAATAATTTGTTTAAAATTTCTTTTTGTTTTTTAACCCACCTTTCATTTAGAATATTACATTTTGAATATTCGGTTTCATTAGGTTCTATATTTTTAATTGTTTTTTCTATAAACAAGAAATTATCAAAATAAACATAAATATTTTTTGTGTTCTCAATAAAGTTTCTATATTTTTGAGACAAAAAATCTATTTTAGAGTTTTTGTTTTCATTCCACTCTGGAGCATTCCAATTGATTATTTTAATGTTTTCTCCCCCACAATTTTTTATATGATAAGCCAAAAACTTAAAAAAGCGTATAATGTCAACGTGAATTTCATCAAAAACAACTTTATCAGTAAAAAACGACACAAACTTTTTGCATTTTTTACAAAATAAGCCGTACATCACAAACATTCTATTCTCCTTTTATGTTTAAAAGAAAAATTTTTCTTGAACATCTTTAATTGTTAGCTTGCTGCCCTTAACTGCCCTTAAAAATATTACCTGGTTGTTAAAACAAACTTCCCAACTTGTGATAGACTCTGCGTTGTCTATCCAAATTGGGACATTAACCCCCAAATCTCTACTAAATGTTTGAGTAATGTCTAGGCCAGCATTTATTTTAGCCCCTGTATTTAAGTTTCTATAAGGGACTCCTTTAACCATGCATTCACAACATTCCTCAATGCCCCCATTCATGAGGGTCTTAAATAACTTCCACTCACAAATCTGAAACTTGGAGTTTATACTATCCTCAATCAACTCAACCTTTTTGACCATGAATTTCTCTAATTCAACAATCTCTTTTTCAACATCAATTAGCTGATTAGCAAGCTCTCTTTCTTTCTTTTGCAACTCTTCGATATTCTTTTGAATCTGCTCTTGCTGTTTGATTTGGGCAATTTGGGATTCTAGGTTTGCAATTTCTTGGTCTAACTTTTGAATTTCAGCTTCATCTTTTTGCTGTTCAGTTTTTATTTTTTCTTTTTCTATTTGGGACTTTAGAAATTTCTCTTCTTCCCGAAATTTAGCAAGTTTTCCCTCTGTTTCTTTCTTTTTTTCTGCTAATTCTACAATCTCATCTTTTGTTTTAATTATTGCAATTTCTATTTTTTCTACTTTTTTCTCTAAATATTCTATTTCCTCTTTTCTTCTTTTGCCATCAGCATTAATCTGTTCCAGCTCCTCGGCCTTTTTCTTGTTGAAGTCGGCCAAGGCTGTTTTTTGTTTCCCAGGTGGAAGGGTTTGTCCACAGAAAGGACAAAGAGAGATGTCTTTTGCGGGTTTTCTGTTTCTAACTGTTTGCCATAGTGTTTTAAGGCTTTTGATATTTTCTTTTTTAGTTTTTATTTGAGCATTAAGATCTGCAATTTCCAACTCAAAGTCTTTTAAAGTGTCTTTCTTTTTCTCTATATCTTTTTGTGTGGTTTCAAGCTGCCACTCAATTTCTCTCTTTTTACTAAGAAGGTTTAAAAGTTGACTCTCAAGCTTTTTTAATACCTCGTTCTCACTCACAGAATTAGCTTTATTTCGTTTTTCTCTCAGTTCCGTGAGTTTTACATCAAGTTCATCAAGAGAAGGCATAATATCAAGCGATACGAGCTTCTGAAGCTCATCTATGCGTGCTGGCAAGGTTTTTAACTCGTCATTAATCTTTCTTTTTTGGCTGGTTAAAACTTTCTTGTATTCTTCAGGAGAGTATTTTTGGAAAGCTTTAGCGAGAGAAGGTTGGTTAAACCCTTGAGCAAGGTCTTTGTCAGGTTTAACGGTTATAAGTTCAAACAATTTTTTCCGTCTGTCTTGCCATCTAAGGCCTTCATTAAAATAGAGAGGATTTGATACGATTTTGAAGAGATCCTCAGGAAGGATGTTTTTAACTGCTTCCTGATATTCTTTCTGTTTTTTAGGGATATCATTTATAAAATAAGATGTTGTGTGGCCTGTGAGGGTCTTCTCAGCCTCACCTCTTTTCTTGGTCCACTTTTCTTTCAGGGCCTTCTTAAAACTATATTCCTTGTCATCAATTTCCAACTGAGCCTCAACCTCAACCTCAACCCCTTGACTCCCAATGGGCTTCACCTCAAAATCAGTCTGCCCCTGGGAGTCTTTGTTGAAAAGCAGCCACAGGTAAGCGTCATATATACTTGTCTTACCTGTGCCATTTTCACCCTCAATTGTAGTGATGGGAGAAAAGTTGACGTTTAATTCTTTGATTCCTTTAAAATTTCTAATGTCCATTTTTTTTAGTTTTAATTCCATAATGTCCTCCTTTGTATTGTTTTTGTTATATGTTGTTAAAATTTTCTAAAGACCTTACTTTTTTTTGCTCATATAATCTCAGGAAGTCGTAGCACTTCCTCTTCAGAGCAACCCATAAATAGAGCTCAGGTTGCTCTTTTTTTGACAAATCTAAAGAATATGCGAAATCCAGCAGATAGTCCTTCAGGGCGTCCTTGCAAGGAAAGGAACTTGCAGGCCCCTGAAAAATTTTTGTGATAAATTTATAAGGTAGGTCGGGAGAGATGTGGTTCCAGATAGGGTGAACCCTACCTTTTCTCTTATTTCCCACCCTCTCCCAATAAAAGGTGGGTTTTTTGGAGAGTCTGTAAGCAGTCCCTTTCGGGACGCCCAAAAACTCTCCAATTCTTCTAAATGACCATCCCTGCCTGCGCAAGGTTTGTACTTGCCAGGCAAAAACGAAAGATTTGTTTCTAAAAGCAAGAAAATTTAAAGCTGTTGCGTACATAAAACTCTCCTTCTTAAATTTAAAAATTGCACAAAAAAAAAGGGGACAGACCTCCAGTGTCAATTTAGACAACTAGAAGCCTGCCCCCTATAAAGAGGGGAGCTTAGGGCGTGGGCGTAAAGTTTAAAAGTTAAAAAATTATTCTGAAACTTCTGCCAGGTCCTCTAACTCGCACTCGTCTGCGTTCTCGAACGCCTCTACCTTTCCGTCTGCGTGATAAAATTTGATCAGGACTGGCTCGGCGCCATAAAGACGCCCTGTCCTGGTTTCCTTCACTTTTAAAAAGCCTTCAGGAGACTCAACTAGGGCGTAGTAAGATACGCCCAAAGAGCCCGCCGGAGAACGATACTCCTGGAATTCAAATACCTTGTCCTCTGAGACATTGGGGGATAATATTTCAAAATTGGAGTACCCCCTATACCCACACTTAGTCCCCACTTGAAATATCCACCCTTCGCCAGGGCGGAGAATAACAGTCTTATCGCTCTTGCCCTGGCTTAAACTGCCCTGACAAGGCAGTTCCAAATATGGCTGACCATTTTCGTCCTTCTGGACGAGAGAATAATGCACCCACAACCGAAAACTACTGCGACCATGGGATTCAGAGCCAAAATCAACAAAATAAAATTTTTTTCCGTCAACTTCCTTGGTGAACAAAAAATATTTATGAGACATAGTGCTCCTCCTTATGCCCCTGCCCAGGCTCCCCATGCTTCACTATAAAAACTTTCAAAGAACCAAAACTTGATTTCAGATTCTACAATAATTTTTTCTTTTGTCAACAAAAAAATTATAAGAAAATGTATTTTTTTATTTTTATTAACTAAATCAAGTATTTACAAACTTGTCTAAATAAGAAAATAAAACTTACAATAAAAGAAAAAAAATAAAGGGGGTAAAAAATGAAAGACAAGCTAGTAGGAGTACAGGGAGTAAGAGATATTTTATTGGAGAAGGGCATGAAAATGTCGTATGGAAAGGCATATTACCTAATAAAATATCAACCAGATTTTCCCAAACCTGTAAAAGTACCAGGCTTTAAAAAGCCAAAGTGGAGAACTAAAGATGTAGAGAAGTGGATAGACAATTTTATTAAAAACTCAGGAGAAGGAGAAATAGATGAATAAAGTACTACTAATCGGAAACATAGGTAAAGATCCAGAAATACGCTATACTCAGTCAGGTACGCCAGTTACTAACTTTTCTTTAGCGATAAACGAGAGTTATAAAGACAAAGATGGAGAGTGGCAACAAAACACAACCTGGCTAAATATAGTTGCCTGGGGTGAGGGAGTGGCAAAAAAGGGGCTACAAAAGGGGGATAAAGTCTTTATAGAAGGGAAGATCCAAATACAACAATACGAACATGAGGGGCATAAAAGACGTGCGACCAAGATAATTGCTTACAAAGTTATTCCCTTTGCAATCTACACTCAGCCGGGAGAAAATCAGGAAGGCGCAATATTCCAGGATGATGACGATGAGGCGCCGTTCTAATTTGTGCACTTACCCACGGCAAGATGTGCTCAAGGGCCGTCCTTCTTTAGGGCGGTCGTTGCTTTATTAAAGGGAGGAAAAATTATGAAAAATTTTCTTTTTATAATTATAATTATTTTATTCTTTATTTCTTTTTATTTATTGCAAAAAGGCTTATTTGTTTGCTTATGCGGTCCATTGTCTTTATTGCTTTATTTAGGTATCATTATGGGCATTATTACATCAGACAGGAGAGGGGAAAATGGGTAAACTTTATATTTATAAAAGATATGGACAAGTCCCAAACGATATTTTAAATAATCCAAATTTGTCTCTAAAAGCTAAAGGCTTGTTTGCTTATTTACAATCTAAACCAGACGGTTGGATGTTTTCAATTGAAAGGATAAGCGGGCAAACCAGAGACGGAAAAGACGCTATACGGTCAGCGATAAAAGAATTAGAAAAAAATGGTTTTTTAATAAGAAAAACAATAAGAAACGAAAAAGGTGAATGGTCAGGATATGATTATATCTTATCGGAAAATCCATTGTCGGAAAATCCAACGACGGATAACCCAATGTCGGAAAACCCCGATGCCTATAGTAATAAAGATAATAGTAAGAAAGATATAGTAAGAAAGAAGAAGAATAAGAGTGTGTATACTTCTCCTAACGGAGAAGTAAGTTCCACTTCTAGCGAAGAGGAACCCTCTCAACCTTCACCTGCTTCTCGTTCCCCTTCTGTCCCTTTTAAGAAGATCCAGGTCCTTTGGAATACGACTATAGAGAAAAACAAATCGGTCCTGCCTCGATTAGTAACAATCAACCCCAATACGCCTAGAGCTACACATGTAAAAGCTCGATGGAAAGAGTTCCCAGACCTAGCGATTTGGGAAAAGGTCTTTCAAAAAGCAAGTAAGTCTAGCTTTCTAAATGGCAACAACAAAAGAGGATTTCAGGGTAAATTTGATTGGATAGTCAAATCAAACTCAAATTTTAGCAAGGTCCTGGAAGGCAATTATGACGATGAGGATACAAGTTTAGCCAGCCAGTCCTCCAACACCACATCTACAAAAACATCTAACACAGACACATCTGCAAAAATAGAGTTTAAAACAGAACAAGAAAAAGAAGAGTTTTGCAAAAAAGCTAGAGAAAGAGCTAAAAGACTTAAGCAGATCTTAAAAAGCAAAGATAAAAAGATAGAATCAAGCGCTGCTTTGTTAGAAAAGAGAAAGAGAGAGCTGCTTAAACAGAAAGAAAAGTTACTATCACGAACGTAAGATGTTTATTTTAAGTTTTAAATAAGTTTATGATAGATAAGTCATGAAACAATCCAAAATCCAAAATAAAAGCAATTCTGTGCATGAGAGACAAAAATAAACTCCTGGACGAACTCCAAAATTTTGAGTTTTGGAGAAAGTGGGTTAGGGGGCAACAAAGGTTAAGGTGGGATTTGCTTTATTTGCCCAGGCCTAGTCAAAACGAAAAGCAGTTCTTTTTGATCGTGGGCAGGGTGTATGGAGCGATTAGGAGAGAGGCTAAGAAGAGATTAGGGGTTCAGGAAGAGTCAGAAGGGGACAGGATCCTGCTAAACAAGATTGCAGCAGATATGATGTCAAAATTTTGTCAGGAGAGTTGGGAATGGAGAGAAAGAAGAAAGGCACAAAAAGAAAATAGGCAATAAAAAACCCCTCACCCGAAGGTAAGGGGTTAGGTAGGGGGGGCTAGAAGAGGTTTTTTAATTCCTCTTCTAGCTTTTGCAGGGAGTAAATTTCGCTCCGTATATATTTTTATATTTGTATTCTGTTCTTTTTTATTTTTTGTTGTGTAATATATATA